GTAAGGTTGATTTCGGTAAAGAAGAAATACAACAAATAAAAGGTAATACAGAATCAGTTCCGTTTTAAATTATGAATAAGCAACTAGCGGAACTATTTGCTGGAAATAATACTTCATACATCCAAGCTACCTTAACGGGTAGCAAGGATGATAGGGGTAAAAGAAAGGCAGATTACCTTACAATACATAAGCCATTAACAGAGGAGATATGGAAAGACCATATTGACGGCAAAGTTGTTATTGGTCTTAAACCAGAAAGAGAAGATAAAGCTATCTGGGGCTGTATAGATATTGATCCAAAAAACTATCAAGATTATTCATCAAAAAAATACGTTGATATAATTACCAAAGCTAAATTACCTTTAGTGCCGGTGTTATCTAAATCGGGTGGATTACATTTATTTTTATTCTTAAAAGATTGGGCCAACGTTGAAGATATTAAAACAGTATTAAACAAATGGAATACATTATATTTTTTATCTAATGAAGTATTTCCTATGAACAAAGCTGTTGGTATGCCTTATACCAATGCTGAGTTAACAACTGAATATGCAATAGCAGAAAATGGTATGGGAATTAATCTTCAATCATTCATTGCTTTAGCAAATAAAAAGAAAATGAATATTCAGGAATTAAATAATTTTGAAACTCCAACATATGAACCAGAAGCACAGTGGGCTAACTATCCTCCTTGTGTACAAAAATTAATACAAGAAAAATGGAGTGGCAACAATAGAAACAATTTTTTATTTAACGTGCTTACACTTGAGACTAAAAAGAATCCTTTAATAACTTTAGAAGATTTAGTTAGGATAGGTAAGAATAGAAACAGAGAAATATTTACTACACCATTAGAAGATAGAGAAGTAGAGAATACAGCAAAGTCTGTTAAAAAAGGTGGATACTTTTATTTATGTCCAAGCAAACATCCAGAACTATCTCCTATATGTAATAAAGAACTATGTATGACTAGATCGTTAGGTATTCAAGCTGAAATACCTCAGATCATAGATGAATTTAAAAACCCTATGAAGTCATTTGATTTAAAAACAACTTACTATGAATTTGATTATGATAACCAACATATTGTAATGCAACCAGAAAATATGATTGATGAAAAAGCTTGGCGATTAAAATTAATGAGACATGGAATATTTTGGAAAACATTACCTAAGTCTAAAGCTAATCCAAATCCATATGAAGTAATGTTATCAGCATTAATGAAAAGATTTGTAGAGAATGAACATTTTAATTATGATGATATTGTTGAAGATGAAAGATATCAAACATTAAAAGATTTCTTTGAAGATAAAATAGAACAAGATGATTTTGATAAATTAAAAGACGGTTATATTGTATTAGATTCTAAAACAAGTATTTGTTATTTTACTAGAGCAACAATAGATAAGTGGCTTAAAGATAAAAAAAGTAAAGTATTTAATTCTACAATAGATGCATTACGTTTATTGAATTGCACTAGGTTAGAATATCATAAGGGTGTTAAAAATGTCTGGAATACTCTTATGCCAAAATTTATTAATCACCAAGCAATAAAGAAAAGCAACGGAAAAACTAACAACGTAAGTGAAATGGACGATGACTATCACACAGGAAAATTTAGAAATCCAGAAGTTAAAACAAATATACAAAAAGACAGTTAAGATATTTGGGCCGCCCGGAACTGGAAAGACATATACTTTAATTGAAAAGGTATTAAAGGGACATATTAAAAGAGGAACTAACCCTAATAATATTGCTTTTATATCTTTTACAAATAAAGCAGTGAATACTGCAAAGGATAGAACTCTTGCTGCATTTCCACAATATACAGAAAAAGATTTTTCTAGATTTAAAACATTACACAAATATTGCAGAAACTATTTTCAAGAAGAGATATTTGATATTAAAAATTGTTTAATTGATTTTGCATTAGAAGAAAAGTTTATAAAGCATTCTGATAACAGATTAGAAGATGACAACTTTGTTTATAAAGATTGGTCGTTAGGTATCTATGATAAATCAAGAAATATGATGAAAGATCCAGTCTCTGTTTATAAAATGGAATCTTATAAGAGGGATAACATAGATGTGTTTCAAAGAAAGATATCTACCTATGAGCATTATAAACTTAATGGAAGAGAAAGACCTTTAATTGATTTTACAGATATGATTGAAAGAGCTATTAATGAAATAACTTTTCCTCCATTAGATATTTTAATTTTAGATGAAGCTCAGGATTTTACACCATTACAATGGTCAGTTATTTATAAAATTGTAGATAATGTTAAACGTGTTTATCTAGCAGGAGATGATGATCAAGCTATATATAAATGGAATGGTTCTGATCCAAAGTATTTTACCACATACTTTCCCGGCAGAAAAGTAGTCTTACATAAGACAAGAAGATTTAATCAAGCTATATATGATTTTTCTCAGATAGTTCGTAGAGGAATACTAGATAGTGTAGAGAAAGATTTTGAAACAATTAATAAAGAACATGGTTATGTAAAACGTTATATGGGTTTTATGGAGATACCCTTTAATGAATTAGAAGGAACTTGGTATATCTTGGGTAGGGTTACTAAAGTTGTTAATGAATTAAGAATGGGCGCTAAGGCAGCAGGATTGTATTTTGAAGATAGTAAAGAAACCAAATCCTTTGATCAAAAACAATGGAACGCAATTAAAGCATGGACTGCAATATCAAAAGGAAAGTCTATTGATAAGAAGAATGCAGAAAATGTATATAGATTTATAAGAGAAATTGATAACTCTAATTATAGAGATGAAAAGTTTTGGATAGATCAACCTGATTTTACTACGTATGATTTCAAACAATTAAAAGAATGGTGTGGTTTATCATTAGATGATGAGTTCCAAACAAAAGAATGGTGGTGGGTGTTGAGAAGAAACTTTACTTCTAAACAAAAGATTTACTTTATAAGATTATTAAAAAGATATGGGCAAGAACAATTGGACAAGAGACCCCAAATCATTATAGATACTATTCATTCTGTTAAAGGTGGAGAAGCTGATCATGTAATTGTATCAGCTAAAAACGACTATGCCTCTGATTTTAATAGGAAGAATAAACAAGACAAAATAGACGAACTAAAGGTTTACTACACAGGGTTCACTAGAGCAAAGAAAACATTACATTTGCTTTCAAGTGATAACCAATACAACTATCCTGTTGGTAAAGATTATTTAGTTTACTTACAGGAGAAGAAATGAGTAATAAAGCATTTTTCAAACAAGTTGGTGGAGCACACTATAAAAAGTATGCCATACAACCATCTCAGTTTATTAATAAAAATAAAATATTGTTTGCAGAGGGTAATATAATCAAGTATATATGTCGGCACCAAGATAAAGGAAAGAAACAAGATTTGCTTAAAGCAATACAGTATATCGAAATGATAATAGAAAGAGACTACAATGACTAGTTTACAATTATCAATGACGTTTAAGAAAAGCATTTGGTCGTGTCCAAATGAATATAAAGATTTGTCTTCATATCCAGAAATAGCAATTGACTTAGAAACAAGAGACGAGGGTATTACTAAGGGACTAGGAGCTGGTTGGGCAACTAATAATGGAGAAGTAATTGGTTTTGCAGTAGCCGTAGATGGATGGCAGGGTTATTATCCTTTTAATCATTTTGGTGGTGGCAACATGGTTCCTGAACAAGTTCTTAAATATATTAAGAGTGTTTGTGCATTACCTAATAAAAAGATATTTCATAACGCCCAATACGATTTAGGTTGGTTAAACGCTATGGGTATGACTGTTAATGGCGAGGTCATTGATACAATGGTCGCTGCGGCTATTATAGATGAGAATAGATGGTCTTATTCATTAAATAACTTAGCTAGAGATTATTTAGGTGAGATTAAAGCTGAAACTGATTTAAATGAAGCTGCTAGAGATCATGGAATTGATCCTAAAGCTGAAATGTGGAAATTACCTGCAGAGCATGTTGGTTTTTACGCTGAGCAAGATGCACGGCTCACGTTCCTATTATGGCAAAGATTTAAACATGAAATTTTAACTCAGAATCTAACTACAACATGGGAATTAGAATCTAAAGTACTTCCAACAATACTTAAGATGAGACAAAGAGGTATTAGAGTTGATGTGGATAAAGC